GCAGTATCGCCAGAAGGAGTTCCGCTGAAATTATCTACAACGAATCCATTCTGATACATAGCCATGCCAGTATTTGGATCATGAACTGCTGTAGCTTGAGTTTGTTGTTCTAACAGTGATAAGGAAGTGTAGTACTCAAGTTGATTGATACGAGATTCTAACTTACCAATATCGCGCATTGTGTAACGCTTGTTTTCAGCTTTAGTAACAATAACTGAAGTATTTGTTGTACTGAAACAATATGGCTCAATATTTAAAGTATAGAGCAACATTCCAAGGTTTGGATCTGCAGGAGCTCCAGGATTTAAAGAAGGAGTTCCTTGAATCTGATAGAAATTACCTTTTTGATCAACTGCAATCTTATCAGTTCTAGCCAAGTAGTAAGAGAAGTCAGCTTCAATGTTAATACCACGCTTAGGAATCAAAGAGATTGCACCACCAGATCCAGTAAATGCTATACCAGTGCTATCTTTTCTTGAACGGAAATCGATAGCATCACGAAGTGGAGTGCCTTGATATGTAGGAATTAAAGCGTAAGGGACATTGGTATAAGAGTCAACAGTAAAGTAGTCACCAGTTCCGTGAGCAAAATATTGGAATGTTACTTGAACTGGAGCAGAAGGAGGAGCAGCAGATGGACTTAATGTTAAAGTAGCTAACTCATATGAATATGGAGTTTGACCATCGCTAAATGTGTATCGTTCTCCAATATCAGTTACATACTGTGAAGAAGAAGGAGTTGTTCCGAACGCAACATTATCTGCTTGTAGGATACTGATAATTTTGTATCCATCAGCTTGACCAAGATTCAAAATAGGTGATTGCGCAGCTGCTTGGCTTGTAAATGTAACAGTAGTTGTTAATAATGTTTTATTCTTTCTAGTTTGTTGGTTGCTTGTTTTAGTAACAGCAGCAAGAACAACGAAAGCTCTAGAAGCATATGTTGATGGTAAAGTAATTGTTGCTGAACCTTGATTAACAACAATTGTGTAATTTGAATTGCTTACAGTTAAACCAGTTGTAGCATCAACAACTTGGTAGTTATCAGTCTGAGCTGCAGAAATCATTACTCCACTTGGAGCAGCGATAGTTAATGTGCAGTAACCACCAGAACCAGAAGTTGTAGTTCCAGTAAATTTTTCATATGCGCTATAAATTACACGATTAGATGCATCAGCAGCTGTAACAGATTTAACAGCGTAATATGGTAATGGGAAAATTAATGATTCATTTTGTGGTTCATTAATTTTAGCAGTAATCAATGAAATAGTATCATTGGTAATAGTAACTGCAGAATCAACTGTAATAGAGTTCTGAGAAGCAATTGCAGTAACTCTACGGATGTTTGAAATGCTACTACCAAGTTGAACATAATCGCCAACTGATAGTGATGTTTGGAAAGATGTTCCAACACCAGTGACTGTTGTGCTTGAAGAAGCATTAACAGCGCCTGTTAGAGGATTCAATGTTGGAACGATATCCGCTGTAAATGTTGTTGCAGCAGAACCACCAGCATAGTACATTGATTTTACATGTTTTTCAAATGTATAACCAGTGTTCATCTCAACATCAAACAAAGCTGCTTTATATTGAGCAGTTGCTGAGCCGATAGTTCCATTATCCCACTCAATAAAACCAATACGAGCAGTACCAACAGCAACGCATCCTGATTGTCCAGAAATATTTGTTCCTGCTAACGAAGAACCACGACCAAGAACAGTAGTTTCGTTGTATAGAGTAACTTGGGCGTATGTATCAACTGGTGGAACATAATTTAATGATTCAATTAAAACATAGTTACCAACAGTTTGTGGAATAGTCGCACCAGCAACTTGGACTTGATGACTTGCATCTCTTGTCTTAGGAATAGTTACATATTCAGTTGCAACTTTAGTAATTTCATAACCTTGAACATACGCTTTTCCTGGCTCAAGACCAATAGCCAAACTATTCGCATCCCCAGTTAAGGAGATACCACGATTGAAAATTGGATTAGTTGTATACTGCCAGTAAACACCAGTAGATCCTGGACCATCGTATACTGGAGTTGTCAAAGAAGTTGTTGTTGGTGGAATATTACCTGATGTTGTGGCAGCAACGCTTGTTGAAACATAGTAGTTTCCATTGTAAGAAACAATATCACCATTTAAATATGTTTGTCCTGATGCCCAAGTTCCACGATTGTTTGTTCTCGCTTCACGAACATCAATTTGGAAAGGAGAAACTGTATAATTTCCAGCCTCATCATAGGTACGACGAGCTAATTCGTCTTCAATAATACTATATTGAGTTGTATTAACAATACGCTGAATTTGGCCATTTTCAACTTGTAACAATTCAATAAAATTAGAATCGCTTGTGCTACCAATTGGTAAAGTTGATAATGTTAAATCAATAAAGTAACGATGAGCTCCTGGAGCTGCATAGTTATATGATGTTTGAGCATTATCGAGAAGAGTTGAATCTACTTCTGGAGTAATTGTTTTTTCGCTAACTGTTAAACCAACACGATATGATGGTGTATTATCATACTTGTCAAGAATAATTGTTTGGGTACCACTTGTTACTGGGTCTGCGCAAAGAACGAAGAAACCATTAACATAATAAACACCACGAGCAACTGACGCTAAAGAACCAATACCTGTTGCAACATTATGCGATGCGCCAACAGTAGTTAAAGTTTGGAATGTTCCAGAACCATCATCAATAGTAATTGTTTCGCCATCAGTAAATGTTGTTCTTGATCCGACTGGGTAAGTGTTTCCAAAAGTGTCAGTAAATGCTATTGTGTTCGCAGATGTATACTTAACGAAAATTGTTGTTGGATCTGTTGAGTTTGCGTGAGAAACAGCAACGATTGTTGCTTTAATTCCACTTGTTGTGGAAGTAATTGATTTATTATTTTGTTGACCAATAAAAGATTCAGTTACGGTATTACCATAAGAAGTGCCAAGTTTAACATAATTGGCAGAAGTATCAATAGAAACTTGCCCTGGAATAACCATTGAACCTTGTGTGTAAATGGCTGAACCTTGACTTTGAATCTGATTCTGTAAAATTGTTTGTAACTGAGTTAATTCGCGAGCCTGAACAGCAAAACCTGGACGGAACAAAATTCTATAAAATTTGTTGTCAGGCGAGAAATCGTCATTATATGGCTCGGTATTAAAATTGATAGTCATCTTTTGGTCTTCTTAGGTTAAATTCTATACTATTTAGTTTAGAATGAGATGGCAGTTCTCATAGTAACAGCTTCATCAGACGATGGAGTAAATGCCACTAAATTGTCGATGAATAATACTTCTCCTGTATATTTATCAACAGTTGGAGCACCAACCGCAGATATACTAAACTGTTGATTGCTTGGGTTTGTCATAACATCACCAACTAATGGTGTGTCGTTATTTAATGAAGAAACTAACATAGATTTACCAAGTCCATCAACAGCAACAATAACATATTGTTTCTGGTCAGTATATGTTACATTGTTTAAAGTAACAGTTCTTGGGATTGTTAAAATTTGGTCTTTTAAGAAATTAGAAGCGTTATATGTGCCACCAATAACCCAACAAGCAGAACCCAAATTGGCATTGTAGATATTAGTTGTTCCCTGTGCGTATGGATTCTTAATAATACCAACTTGTCTATATGCATTATTTACAGTAAATCCTTGGTTTGTATCCAAAGAAACATTACTATAAAACATTAATGTTGTTGCGAATAATTCTTTGTAAGCATTTTTACTATCTCCATCGTATGGAGATATAACAGCTCTAGCTACAGCACCATAGCCATTACCTGTAATTGTAATATTAGCATAGGTATATCCAGATCCTGGATTTACAACTGTGATTTTTGTTACTTTACCATTACTTGTTGAGGCAACTGCAGTTGCTCCAGTTCCGTCCCCATCAATAGTAATAATAGGAGAACCACCGTAACCATATCCACCGCTTACAACTGGAATATTATCAATTGTTCCTGGTGTTGCTAGCAATTCTGTATTTGCCTGTAGGTTCTCGATATTTCCAATAGAAATATTTGGAGATATTGAAGAACCAGTTCCATTTCCTGTTACAGTAATAACTGCAGCGCTATAACCAATTCCTGGATCATCGATTTGCACATTATCAATTTGACCATTTGTTACCAATGGTATTAACTTTGCTTCAGATTTCGTTGAGGAGAATGATGCGCTGAACGCAGAACCAGTTGTAGTATTGATGGTTACTGTTGGGTTTCCTGAATATCCATATCCGTATCTTAATTCACAAGTTCCTGAAGCTGCTGCCCCAACATATGTTAATGTTGCAGTTCCGTCGTTATAAGCTGTTCCTAGCGAAGCTCCAGTTGGAGCAGTAGATCCAGTAGTTCCAGCAGAAGTTACTGTATATAAACGATTTGACACAAAATACTGTTGACCATAAGTTACTGCAGTAGAAGCAGTCCATGGTGTTCCAATTGTTACTGTTGGAACACTAGCAT